AAGATGCCTCTGGAAGTAGCACAAATTCTTTGTACAGCTATTTGGGTAGATGTGCATCTTGGTTTTATACCTCGCGCACTCACTAAACCTGAAAGTGACAAACTGAATAGTCTTAAAAAAGAAATCAAACATCTTAAGCCGGAGGAAAGACCTTTGACTCCGTACTTACCTATGATGTACAATCATCCTTGCACAATCTGGGCAAGGTCATCCCTTGATAACTTTGAGTGGACTCATTGTTATGGCAATGCGCTGAATGACGAGTATTACTATCGTTATGGTAAGCAACACAAGTCTATTGCAGAAGTAGTAAATAAACTACCTTCTCCTACTCGTATGGAACGAGTAGGCTTGACTCCCTTTGCCCAAGCTATGCCAGATATTCTAAAAAATGATGATGCTATTCAAGCATATCGTGACTACTATCATTTAGATAAAGGAACCTTTGCAGAGTGGAAATACAGAGAACCACCACACTGGTGGGATGAAGAACTCGCAGACAGAGAGACTAGGATTACAGCAAAATGAGTAATTGTAGAGATTGTGGAGAACTTATGGAAGGAGATGGTTATACCTTTCCAGTAAGATGCCCTAATTTATCAGAAGAAGTTTGGTGGTATGAAGCACCAGACTCAGGTCCTTGGTATTGTAATTTCCAGGAGGAAGAAGATGAATGATAAAGATTGGATGATAAAGCAACAGAATGAACAGCTTTATAGTGCATGGACTCGAATTGAAGAGCAGAGAGCAGAAATAGATAATTTAAAACTAGAATTACAGAGGTTGAGAAGAGAAGTTGAGTACATCGGAGCAAGGGAAGAAGTACGACTCCAAGAAGCCGCGAACTGATTTACTGCCTCCAGATGCAATACTTGAAGTATCAAGAGTTCTTGGATTTGGTGCAGAGAAGTATGATGAGGATAACTGGAAGAAGCTATCAAATCTAGAACGTAGATACCTCGGTGCTGCACTCAGGCATATATTTGCCATAATGGCAGGAGAAGATTACGACCCAGAAACTGGTATGCACCACGAAGCGCATGCAGTTTGTTGTTTACTATTTACTTTACAGGATAAGATAAAAAAATATGAGAAGAGGCGTAAAGAAGAGGGACTACGAGAACCTCAGCAAAGCGAACATCAAGAAAGTCATATCCCTTCTAAGTGGAAGTACTGGGAAGGCAATTACTAAGAAAGAAGCCTGCGAGATACTGAATATATCTTACAATACCAAACGTCTTGATAGTATTATTTCAGAGTTTCACGAACAGGAAGAATACAATAAGAAACGCAGGAGTCAGAATCGTGGAAAGCCTGCACAAAATCACGAGATACAAGAAGCAGTAAGCAGATACCTTCGTGGAGATAGTATTCAAGCTATCGCTTCGGGGTTGTATCGTAGTCCTGCTTTTATAACAGGTTTGATAGAAAAAGTAGGAGTACCACAGCGTATTGTTTCTGCAGAAGAAAAACGCGGGTATGACTATCTACCAGAAGAGTGCGTATCTGAAACCTTTGAGCCTGGTGAGATTGCCTGGAGTGCAAAGTATCACACAGCAGTAAAGGTTCTACGAGAATATGATATGGACTACTGCACCTCAAAGAAAGGTCTTGCAAATACAGACTATGAAAAGAAGTACAGTTCCAAATGTTACAGTGTGTATGTACTTGAAGATGTGGATTCAGCAGGCTCATTCTTTCCAGGAGTAGAAAGAGGCGGTTACTTTGCAAGTTCACTTGCTTATGATTTAGGTAAGCTGACTCATCTGCAAATTTACGGCATTGATTTATCTAGGTTATAAAAAATAATTCTTGACTTTCATGTTAAAATTCGCGTATAATATATTTTTAAAACTGAGCGATAGGAGGATAATATCGTGGCTTGGGATGACGACAAGAAAGCAGCTGTAGTAGCTGCGTATGAAGATTCAGACCCTACCCCTGAAACTTCAATGGAAATAGTGAAAGCTATTGCCGAAGAATACGAAGAAAGCCCTAATGGCGTTCGGATGATTCTTACCAAAGCTGGCGTTTACGTTAAGAAAACACCAGCAGCTAAATCTAGTGGTGGTAGCACTGGAGGCACTCGAGTCTCTAAGGCTGCTGCTTGTGAAAGTCTTGTGGCTGCTCTCACGGACGCAGGACAAGAAGTGGACGAAGATATTGTCAGCAAATTGACTGGCAAAGCTGCTGTCTACTTTACCACAGTTATTACTGCAATAAATACTTAATTTAGCACCCCTTAAGCACTAGGAAGTTTCGGCTTCCTAGTGTTTTTCTACATTCATAGGTTTAACCTTCGACAGACAGTAACGGTAAAAAAGTTTGCCAACCTGCAATTCAAGGAGAGACCGTGAAGAAAGAAGAACTAAAAGGGTTAGTTACTGACTATGGTGATGCAGTTATTACCTATAGAAGTGAAAACTCGAAGAAGTTGAAGTATAATGTTTGTACTCTTGACTTTACTACTCCGTACATTCAAGACAAAAAAAGTCGAGCAAAAGAAACCTCAGAAACTCTACTTTTATTTTGTTGGGATACGGATTCCTATCGACTACTGAAACCTCAGAATGTAACGAGTGTAGTTCCTTTATCATCTATTCTAAAGAATGAGGGATAAGTTATGGAATTACACGAAGCTCCAGAAGTGTATGAACGAATCATACACGAAGATGGTAATCGAGGAAATCAAGTACGTCTTACAATATCTACCTTTCGTGGAGTAGAGTATCTAAGTATACGAAAGTATTACATGGATTTTGAAGAGGAATGGAAACCAAGTACAGAAGGTATATCCATGCCGATTGACTTCAATAACTCAAGAGAGCTGTTCATAGGATTAGTAGAGATACTATCCCTGGCAGAAACTAAAGAGATTATTGAGGAACATTTCTCAGATTTAATTGAGAATATCTACAAATAATTCTTGACAATTTACCTAAAATACCCTATAATATGTATAAATTATAGGAGACATCTTACGCATGGAAATTTTAGATTATTATAGTGAAATGTACTATCGAGGCACTCCAGTCATTAGTGACCAGGAGTTCGATACCTTAGCGTCTGCTGCAAACTACCAGAAGGTTGGTTTCTCAGAAAAAGCTGGGCATCCTCATTTGTACCAGATGTATTCACTAAAAAAGCATTTTGATATAAATGAAGTTGAACCTAGCTTTATACAAAAATGCCAAATCTCTGAAAAGTTAGATGGTGCAGCTGTCTCTCTTATATACAGTAAGGGACTACTAAAGGTAGCTCTTACTCGAGGCGATGGAGTTCGTGGTCAGTTGATAACTGATAAAATGCGATTCCTTGTGCCAAACACTATTAGTATAGAAGAAACAGTTCAGATTACAGGAGAAGTAGTAGCTCCCAGTAGTATTCCTAATGCAAGGAACTATGCAGCGGGTGCGCTAAATCTCAAGAGTGTATCAGATTTTATACAGAGAGACTTGACTTTCTTTGCGTATGACATGGTACCTAACTCAGAAATTTTCTGGTCAACTCAGATGAATTATCTGTTTGAGCAGGGATTTAGAACTGTACTCACAGACAATACGAGTAACTTTCCTAAAGATGGTAAAGTTTATCGTATAAACAGCTATCCAGAATTCCTACAGGCGGGTAAAACCGCACATCACCCTAAAGGAGCGTTCGCCCTAAAACAACAAAAAGATGGCGTAGTTACTACTCTCACTGATGTGGTATGGCAGGTTGGCAAAAGCGGGGTCGTAAGTCCTGTAGGGATTCTGGAACCAATTGACATAGATGGCGCTACTGTCGGTAGAGTCACTCTTCACAACATGAATTTCATAGAAATGATGGAATTAGAAATTGGGTGTCAAGTAGAAGTTATACGCTCAGGTGAAATCATACCTAGAGTGGTAAGACGAGTTGATTGAAAAAGTTTTGACATTTAAAAAAATAATTCTTGACTTTTATCTTAGAGTCCCGTATAATATACTTTCAAAATTAGAGGAAGATATAAATGACACAAATCCAAGCTCCGACTAACTGTCCTTCTTGCGACAGTATGCTTGAAGTTGTGAACTATTTACTTTATTGTAGAAATGTTGCTTGTTCAGCACAGTCTACAAAAAAGATTCAACATTTTGCAAACACTCTCAAAATCAAAGGTTTAGGCGAAGCAACTATTGGTAAACTAGGTATTTCCGATATTAATGACTTATACGCTTTGGATTGTGAGACAATTTGTGAATTGTTATCCTCTGAAAAACTTGGAGTAAAATTGTATGATGAGATTCAAAAATCAAAGTCTGCGACTCTAAATGACCTACTTCCAGCTTTTAGTATTCCTTTGATTGGGAAAACCGCTACTGCAAAAATTTCACAAGCAGTCGATAGTGTGGAGCATATAAACCATACTACGTGTGATATTGCAGGGCTAGGAGAAAAAGCTACTCAGAATCTTGTAGAGTGGGTGGTACAGGAGTACCCTTACTACGCTGGATTACCTTTTGACTGGAAGTTTACTAAAGTAGTACAAAAAAGCAAAGGAACTGTCTGCATCTCTGGTAAGTTAAACAGCTATAGAACTAAAGCAGATGCGTACAAAGACCTTGAGGCTTTTGGCTATAATATAAAGAGTAGCGTTACAAAGGACGTAACGATTCTAGTAAATGAAAGCGGTATAGAATCATTAAAAACTCAGAAAGCCAGAGAATCTGGCGTAACCATAGTTGATAACTTACAACAATTCTTATTGGAGAACTAATATGGCAGTTCCAAAGTGGACAGACGAGCGTGTTGACGCGCTTACTAATTTCGTAGGAGACGAGTCTCCTGTATCTCAGGCAACTGTAGTCGAAGCTGCAGAAAGCCTGGAAACTTCTTCCCGTTCAGTTTCTAGCAAGCTGAGGAAGATGGGCTTTGACGTAGAGCTTGCCTCTGCTTCAAGCAGCAAGGCTTTCAGCGATGCACAGGCTGATACTCTTGCTACCTTCGTTACCGACAACAGCGGTAACTACACCTATGCACAGATTGCTGAAGTCTTTGAAGGCGGTCAGTTTAGTGCAAAACAGATTCAGGGCAAGGTTCTTTCCCTTGAACTGACTTCTCACGTCAAGCCAGCTCCTGTTAAGGAGTCTGTAAAGACTTACACTGATGCTGAAGAAGCATCTTTCGTAGAGATGGTAAACAACGGTTCCTTCGTAGAAGAAATCGCTGAAGCCATGAACCGTAGCGTTGCTTCTGTTCGTGGTAAGGCTCTCTCACTGCTTCGTTCTGGTGCGATAGATTCTATCCCTCGCCAGAAGGAAACTAAGTCTGCTACTAAGGAAGACCCTTTGGCAGGCGTAGAGAACATTGCTGAAATGACAGTAGAAGAAATTGCTACTGAAATTGGCAAGACTGTTCGTGGTGTTAAAACTATGCTAACTCGTCGTGGTCTGACAGCATCAGATTATGACGGTGCTGCTAAGAAAGAAAAAGCCGCACAGTAAGTTAGACTTCGATAACGAGTGTAGAGTATCCCTCTACACTCGTTTTTTAGCGTTCGGGAGAAATGTGATTGAATCTAGCTAGTGCTTTCATAAAGCAGGTTATTGAGTGTCGGGATTCTGATACCTGGAGTCTTACGCGCAAAAATTACCTGCCGAAAGAATTTCATGTCATTTATGATGTGATAGACAAGCATAACGAGAAGAATCATCATTTGCCTACATTTGATGACCTTCAGTATGCTGTGCGTGATGCTGTAGCAAAAGAGAAAATCTATGCTATTCAAGCTGGGGAATCTGTAGAAGCAGACCCTTACTCTCTTCTCGAGTACCTCAAAAACGAGTACGCACAGAAAGAGATTCTCACATCTCTCGAAAACTATGTAGATAATTCTGTAGCCTTTAATGATGCAGAAGAATCTATAAATGAGCTTCATCAGATTGTTCTAGATGTCGAAGATAAAGTAGACATTAAAAACCCAGACGAGAGTATGCAAAGTATTCCGCTGTGGGAATCTGAAGAAGATTTACAGAAGTATGTTGCGCTTGGTCTTAATTACGACTACGACCATGAAATTCAATTCTCTCCTAGAGATATGATTCTTGTAGGCGGTAGACGTGGTGCAGGTAAGTCAATTACCTGTGCAAACCTTGCAAACAATATGATAGCTTCTGGAAAGTCTGCTATCTATTTCACCATTGAGATGGATAGCAGGTCTATTCTTCAACGTTGTTGTTCAATGGCAACGGGCGTACCATTTTCTAGATTGAAGATGAAAAACCTAAGCGTTGTAGAGTGGGAGAAAGTTGCTTCTTGGTGGGCGAATCGCTACACCGAAGGAACGGAACGCCTGAAAGAGTACCATGACCATAGGGACTTTGACAAGTTACATTCGAGTTTGAAATCTAACCATGAGCTTCTCCCGACTCAGCAGTTAGATGTAGTCTATGATTCTGGACTGACACTCTCGAAAATTCGTTCTACTTTGGACAAACAAGTAGGGCGAATTAATCCTGGCATTGTCATTGTGGATTATCTAAATCAAGTAAGGCGTTCCAATCTTCCCTCTAAAGGCGGTCAGTATGATTGGACAGAACAGATTGAAGTAAGTAAAGCCCTCAAGTCTATGGCACAGGAGTATGAAGTTCCTGTGTTCTCTCCTTACCAAACAGACGCTACAGGCGAAGCACGCTTTGCAAAAGGTATTCTTGATGCAGCTGATGCTGCTTATGCTCTCGAAACCTGGGAGCAGGAAGATGCGTGTGTAACTTTCAACTGTGTAAAAATGCGTTCTGCCTCTATGAAATCTTTTACATCAAAGATGGATTGGGAGACTTTACGAATCGGTCCAGAGTCTGCACTCTCACCGAAAGAAAGAGAGGATTCCGAGCTA